GATGAAGCCCGGAGAGTTCAACACCATCGTTGTAGACGACTTTTCCTTCATGGCCGAACTGACGTTCGCTCGTTTGGAAAAGAAGAACACCGGTTTCAAGCTGTGGGGCGCTCTTCGGGATGTCACTCTCGACTTCCGGAACGCGGCTCGCTACGCGAAATGCCACGTGGTCTTGAACGCTTGGGAAGTCGGACCGAAGGAGAAGAACGGACAGCGGGTTCGTGGTGGACCGAAGCTCCCGGCCGACATGCCGGAGGCGTTGCCTGCCATGACTGACTTGACCCTGCGTGCTTCGCAGGACGCCATGCGGAAGCCTTGGAGCGGCATCTACCGCTGCTACCTTTCGCCGGACTTTGTGATGAAAGACCGGTTCGACGTGGTCACACGTATTGATCCGGCTCCCATGAACTTGGCGGAGATTCTTCGGACGGTCGGCTACACGGTCGAGCGCCACCCGGATCTTCCGTGGCAGGAAGACGCGGTCGAAATGATCGCAACGAACTTGAACACGGTGGCTCCGACCTTGCTGCAATCGACGGCTAACCAGCACTACAAGAACCTTCTCGAAGCGGGCGCTACGCCGAATGCGGCGCGGTGGACACTTCGGGATGCGGTGGACCGGGCGGTGATTCGCCGTGCCGTAGACACCCGCAACGACAACTTTTTCGTTTGATCGAGTGGAGCGCCCGACTCATTAAACGGGCAAAACCCCAACCACGGAGACAGTGAAATGAGCTGGCAATTCCAGATGAACCTCTCGGGCGTCACCCCTGCAAGCGGCGGCGCTCGTGCCCTCCCCGAAGGCTTCTACGAAGGTACGGTCATTGACGCCGAACCGACGCAGACTCAGTCGGGCAAGGCCCAGATTGCAATCAAGGTGCAGGTTGTCGGCGGTGAGCACGATGGTATCGTTCGCACCACCCGCATCGGCATCCCGACCAGCCCCGATGACAAGGTTCTCGTGTTCTGGCGCGCGGCGTTCGAGTCGATGGGCTACACCCCGGCTCAGATCGACGCGGGTCCGATCACCCTCCAGAAGGAACTCATCGTCGGTCGCCCTTCGAAGTTCTACTACAAGCCCGGTGACAAGGAAGCTGGAATCTACGATGATTTCAAGTTCCTCACCCCGGTCGACTTCGCGACCCGTTCGGCGGCGTTCGTGTCGGGCAAGTCCGCTCAGGGCTCGGCGATCGGCGCGGCCTCTCTCGGTAGTGCCCGTGCGGTCGCGTCCCCGGCGGCGACGGGGCTCGGTGGCCTTGGCGGCGCGTCCACCAACGGTGCTCCGCTTGGCGGGCTCGGTGGCGGCGTGACCAAGGACGGCCTCTTGGCCGCTCTGAACCGCAACTAACCCTGTGGTGGGGGTCGGGAACGCCGCCAGCGTAAGCAACTAGGCGTGACAGTTCGGAGAGACGAACACTCTTTTCACCACAACACTCACGACCACTTCGAATTCGCCGCTGTCGTCCTCGTAAATACGCTGGATGATCCAGCCGCCGATTTCGAGGTGGTCGTACGTCGTTTCGGGTTCACGTAAACGGTGAATCGCTTGAACGACTTCCATTGGCAAAATCGGATCTGACATTTACGGAGCGTAACATGATTATCGGACTGCCCAAGACCCTCGAAGAATACGCGCCGCTCGACCCGCAGGAGTTCACCGCCGTCAAGGCGCAACTCGTCCCGGCGATTGAGCAAGGAACGCCGCCCGAAACGCCCATTCAAGTGGACTTCGGTACGTTCTGTCGCCTCGCTTCGACGGTGTCTCACTTCGCGGCTGCAATCGCTGCCGCACGGGCCCAGATGCTCGCGAGCACCACACCGGCTGAACCGTCCGGAACGATTCAACCGCCCTACACGATTCTGCGTCCCTCCGAAACCGTAACGGAGTAGTTATGCCCACCACGCTCGAAACCAACGGCCTCTCCTCCGTCCTCGTGAACGGCGACTGCGTCGAAGTGATGAAATCGTTACCCGACGCCAGCATGGACGCGATCGTGTGCGATCCGCCTTATGGATTGGAGTTCATGGGGAAAGAGTTTGATAAGCTCGGAAGCGGCGAATCGCAAGAACGGTGGCATACGGCGTGGTGTACAGAAGCCTTCCGGGTGTTGAAGCCCGGAGGCCATTTGCTCGCGTTCGGCGGTACGCGAACCTTCCATCGCCTCGCGTGTGCGGTAGAGGACGCAGGGTTTGAAATCCGCGACTCGGTGATTTGGTGCTACGGAAGCGGCTTTCCGAAAAGCCTCGACGTGTCCAAGGCCCTAGATAAGTCAGCCGGTGCAGTGCGAGAAGTGATCGAACAACGCCGTGTGAAAGGCGGCGGGATGGAGCACGTCAACCGAACCAACGCGGAGACACACGACTATCGACCCGATGGTTACCAGAAGGGCGAGAACATACTGGACATCACTGCTCCGGCTACAGAAGCCGCGAAGACTTGGGAAGGCTGGGGAACAGCGTTGAAACCGGCATTTGAGCCCGTCGTGGTTGGCCGAAAGCCGCTTGCCGGAACGGTGGCGGAGAACGTGTTGAAGCATGGCACAGGGGCGCTGAACATCGCAGCGACTCGCATCCCCTTCGCGTCCGCTGCCGACGAGAAGGAATCGAAGGACAAGAACCAGCACGAAGATTTCGGGACGGAGCCGCTGACCGGCAACGTCACCTACGGCGACTACTCGATGGTGCAGCCGAAGAACTACAACCCGCCGGGTCGCTGGCCGTCGAACCTACTGCTGGCCCACTCTCCGTCATGCGTTCACCTCGACACCGAAGGCGACACGGATCTTTGGGCGTGCGTTCCCGGCTGCCCGATTCGGGCGCTCGACGCGCAGAGCGGCGTTGGGAAAACGGGAGAGGGCGCTTCCCGCTACTTCATGCGGTTTGACCCGCTGGACGCTCCGTTTATCTACCGCGCCAAAGCGAACAAGAAGGAACGGGACGCCGGGTGCGAGAACTTGCCGACGCAACAGCAAGACCTCACCCGTGAGCCGGGGTTGCCCGGAAGCGACAACCCGCGCAACCGTGGCGCAAAACAGAGGTTCAACGCCCATCCTACGGTGAAGCCTGTCGCTGTCATGGCATATTTGACAAAACTGGTTACGGCTCCGGGTGGTTGGATTCTGGACCCGTTCATGGGTTCGGGCACGACCGGCATCGCCGCATTTCAGGAAGGCTTCAACTTCATCGGCATCGAGAAGGAAGCGGACTACATGGCGATCGCCGAAGCTCGCATCTCACACGCACACACGAAAGGCAACTGAACATGACTTGTGACCCTCGTTCTCTCGGAGCCAAGTGCGACGAGTGTCCGCTCCGCGAAATCTCACAGCCGGTTCCGACGGAGCAGAACAACGGATCTCAGTTCGTTGTCGTTGGCGACTACCCCGGCGAGAACGAAGAGCGCGAGGGTCGTCCTTTCGTGGGGCCGAACGGCAGCATGATGCAATCGACGTTTGGTTCTCTCGGCCTCAAACGCCGCGATGCGAACTGGACGAACGTGGTGTTGTGTCGCCCTCCGGAGAGCGACATGAACCGCTTTTTGGAGAAGTTGCGAAAGCGCAACCGGGAGATTGTCAAAGAGAACATCGTTCGCACGAGCCAGCACGTGCCCCCGCTCCCGCTCGTCCCGACCCCGATGGAATGCTGCGCCCCGCGCCTCTGGAACGAGGTGATGGAGTTCGACAAGGTTCTGGCGGTCGGAGGTTTGGCTACCAAGGTCGTCTTCAACAGCACGATTTCCGTCATGGCCGTGCGCGGCTCCCCGACCGAACTCGACCGCTTCGGCAAGACGTTAAAGGTCGTTCCAACGCTGCATCCGTCGTTTGTGTCGAAGAACATGCGGTGGATGCATGTTATGAAAAACGACATCCTCCGTGCCGTCAAGTGGTGGAACGGCGTGGCCGATTGGTCGCCACCGGTCATCTACTACCACCCCCGGGCGGAAGACCTCCGCGCTTTTCTAGCCGACCCGTCGGTTCCCTACTGGACCTACGACGTGGAAACGGACGGCATCGAGTCTCTGACCTGTGGCCTCCGGTGTGTCGGCATCGGGACGCCCGAGAAAGTCGTCATTGTCGGCTACGACGGAATCCAAAGCGGTCGTCCGTTCTACCAGCCGCACGAGCAAGCTCGAGTTCACGAGGTCTTGAAAGAGTTCTTCGCGGACCCGAACCGGATGAAGGTCGGCCATAACGCCGGAAACTACGACCGAATTGTGATTGAGCAGCACTTCGGAGTCACGCCCGCGCCCCTCCTCGATACCATCATGCTGCACCGGCTGGTGGAATCGGAACTTCCGCATAACCTCGGGTTCCTCGGTTCCATGTATACCGGAGCACCCTCTTGGAAAACTGACCGTGAAGGCCGCAAACTCGCCTACGGTTCCGAAACAGACCACGAACTTCACGAGTACTGCGGGCTTGACGTAGCGGTCACCGCAGCGGTTGTCCCGCCGCTGTACGAGCAGGTGCGTCTTCGCGACCAGATGCGCCTCGTCAGCGGCGACCACCGGATCCAAGCGGTTTGTGCGGAGATGCACCGTATCGGCATGTTCGTCGATCAAGGAGATCGGGGCGTTCGCGAGAAGGCACTTGTGCAGGAAGCGTTTTCTCACCGGGAAGCACTGTGCAAATTAGTCGAAATGCCCAAGTTGAATCCCGGTTCGCCGCACCAACTTCGGGAACTGCTGTTCGAGAAGTGGAAGATTGAACCTCCGGTAGACGACGAACTGCGTTACACGCTATCGGGCGACCCGTCCACGTCGGATAACGTGCTTCGGTCGTGTCTTTCGATTCCGGGCTTGACGGAGCTGCAACTCAACGCCATTCGACACATTCGCTACTACCGCAAGGCCCAGAAACTTCTAGGTACGTACGTTGCCAAGTTGCGGTTCAACACGGATCTGGCCGAAGCCGGGTGGGATGAAGAGGAAGAGTACGAAGAGCGGGAAGCCCGCAAGGAGTACGGCGAAGAGAAGAAAGGCATCGTAGACCCGCGCACGGGGCGCATGTACCCGGGATACAACGCTCACGTCGCCGTTACGGGGCGTCTGTCGTCCAGCAAACCCATCAATGCTCAGAACTTTCCTTCCAAGTTGCGGAGTATGGTCACCGCTGCACCGGGGCACATTCTCGTTGGGGCGGATGCCGACCAGTTGGAACTGCGAATCGCCGCCTCCCTCTGGAAATCCGAACTGTACCTCGCGGCTTTGGCCGCCGGAGCAGACCCGCACGCCTCCACGGCATTGGCGGTCTTCGGCGACAAGTTCCGGGCTTGCAACGGTTTCCCGGGCGGCGAGTGGAAAGGCGACTTGTTCATTCCGAACGGCACTGGAAAGTGGGCGTCA